ACTCGGCCATCATTTCGCAGACCAAGAAAACATCGTTCACCATCAAGGACATGTTCGACCGCGCCCTGAAGTCCTACCCAGTTGAACTGCTCCATGAGCCTGGCGAACAGTTCGACCCAGGCGAACCCAAGATGACAAACGTAGGTCTATCGGGCGACTACAAGCGAATCCCGCAGCGCGACTGCACAATCACCATCGCATCCTATGAGGCTCCCGATGCTCTGCGTGGCGGGGCATATGCATTGGTGCATTGCTCTGAGGTGGGCCTATGGAAACCAACCGATAGCAAGACACCTGACGATGTGGTTGGTTCGGTGTCTGGTGTGGCTATGCTGCCCTACACGATGATTGTCTACGAATCGACCGCCAAGGGTTCTGGCAACTTCTTCCATCGTGAATACATGGCGGCGAAGGGCAACAAGTCGCAGTTCGATGCCATCTTTGTGTCCTGGATAGACATCGACCTCTACCGCATGGAGTTTGATAGTGAGCAGGAGAAAATCGAGTTTGCCCAATGGCTCTACGATAACCGCAACAACGATGAGGTAACCAGCAACCGCGAGGAGCCGGGAACTTACCTTTGGCGGCTGTGGAACATGGGTGCGACGCTTGAGGGTCTCAATTGGTATGTCACGGAGCGCAGCGGCAAGGATGAGCATGCGGTCATGGCAAGTGAGTATCCCAGCGACGATATCGAGGCATTCACGTTCTCAGGCCGCAAGGTGTTTACCGATGACGATGTGGACCAATTGAAAGCCACCTGCAAGCCGCCTAAGTTCAAGGGCGAAATCTACGGCGCACGCAATGAGGGCGAGGGATGCCTTGACCACCTGCGCCTGACCAAGGAAGAACATGGCAACCTTTGGGTGTGGGATGATGTGGAGCCAGACCCTGAAGATGAGAAAATTCTCGATCGCTACCTGGTGGTGGTCGATGTCTGCAAGGGTCTTACCGCCAAAGCCGACTACTCCGTCATCACGGTGTTTGACCGCCTTTGGATGATGGAGGGCGGCAACCCGGTCGTGGTGGCACAGTGGCGCGGTCACATCGATATGGACAAACTGGCATGGAAATCGGCACAGGTGGCCGAATACTACAACCATGCCCTGCTGGTCATCGAGAGTAACACCCTGGAGACAAACAACACGCGCTCCAAGGCAGAATACATCCTTACCCTTGTGCGCGACCAGTACGAAAACCTCTATGCCCGCAAGACCGAAAATTCAGGGCAGGATGTGAAGGAAAAGCCGCCTGTCAAATACGGCTGGCACACCAATGTAAAAACCAAGGGCGACATCATCGAGAACTTGCAGGTAGCCGTCCGCGAGGTGCTTTATACCGAACGTGACGAACGCTGCCTTGACGAGTTCCGCGTCTATGTGGAAACCGAAAAGGGCAGTTACGAAGCACCCGTGGGGTTCCATGACGATATGCTGATGACGCGCGCCATCGGTCTATGGATATGCTTCTTTGAAATGGAGCGTCCGCGCATCAGGAAAATCAAGCCATCCACCGGTCAAGTCGGCAACGTCGTCTCAGCTGCCACAATATAATGTTGATGTATTGCGCGGCTCTGTCGCGCACAATAAAAGAAAAAGATATGAAACTATTCCGAAGATTCAAAGCCTACCTCGCCCTACGCGAGGCTATCCGCAAAGCAGACAACTGGCATGCCAACGGCGGTGGCCGCATCTATGTCCTCGGTGCTGCCGACGGCACCCTCGTTGTCACCGACAAGAAAAACTACCGTGGTCTCAAACGCAAAGGCTACATCGACCGCAATGCCACAACCCAGGACGCGCTCAACGAGTGTTTTTATTTCACACCTTTCAGGAACGGCAGCGGCTACATGACCGAATACCAGCGGCAATACAAGCGTGCGCAATATCTCTCCTGGGTTGATGCAATCCACGAAATGAAAAAGAAAAACCGCAGCAAGTAAGCCACGGCTTTTGTCGATATCGGGGTAGTGGTTCGCTCGATGTGTCAAGTGGGCCACGGTTCTGCCGTGGTGTTATTCAGCACCGCGCAGCATTTCCTGCGCCCTCTGCACCGCACCGGCATCCGCTCTCTGCTCCACCTGCTGCATCAGCGCGGGATCGATGCCCTGCTGCGGCACTTGACCCTGTTGCAATTGCTCGTTCATTGAATCGACGCTTTGCAACAGTTTGTCGGCATAGGGGAAGTCTCCCACCTCCAACAGCGTGCGCCAAGGTATCTGCCCACCCGACAACTGATAGAGTTGCATCAGCACCTCGTTGGCCCATTGGCGGTACGCGGGGGTTGTGGTGCTTTGCTCGATGGCGATATCCCATTCCGCGTCACCGATGTTCTTCGGCACGCTACCGGCAATCTCGCGGTATCTTCTATCGTCATAGAACTGCTGGATGAGTTTCACGTCCTTATATGCAGCGTCACGCTCAAAGTTGCTGAACGAATCCAGCAGATCAAGCAGCGACGTGGCGGCATTCTGCGCCTGCTGCGCATAGAGCGTTCCGCTCGTTCCGCTCGTTCCCTGCCTGCCCTGGAGCGCACCATGCACACCAGAAATATCCTCAAAGAATTTCAGTTGGATATTCAGCAGTTCGTTGATGCCGATGTTGGTGCTATTGGCGGCAATCTGGGTGGGCATGGGGACGCCCGGCTTGGCTTCATAGAAAATGATGCCGTCAACACTCGACCAACTTTCGGCGAAGTCCTCAGGCGACAAGTCGCCAAGTGCCTGGTTCGGCACCATCAGCACACCTTTGGCACTCGCACGCATCACCCAATCTTGCATTGTCACCAGGCGGTTGACATAACGCTGCTGGTCGATGACATCGCTCACAAACGAATGCACCTCGCCGTCGATGAAGGGGAAGGCACGGAACACATAAGGATGCTCTCCGTGGTCGTAGGGGGTTTCTCCCTCGTCCAGGATATCGCCAAATGGGGTGAGGTAGTAGTAGTACCAGTAATCGTCGATGAACCATTCAGCCTCGACAAGAGGCACATCATCGGCAGGGATGCCGCTGGAAGCAGCCATCTGCAACCTGCGCTGGTTCACCGCCTCGACCATTTCCCGGTGGTCCTCAATCTCGATTTTAAACATCTCGCCTGTGTTGTAGTCGTGGCAGCGGTAGCGGGGTTTCTGCTCCTTGCGCCACACCTCGATCACACGGCAGCGCGTGTTGTCGCTGGTGAACAGGAAATCGTAGTTCTCCAGCCTGGAGTAGCCGAACTGGTTGCACGTCTCCGTGATGTTGTACAGGCGGTGTGCGCTGCGGTAGATGTCACGCAGGCGGCGGTAGTCCTCAGGACTTTTGGCGAATGCGTTCACCAGCTGCCCGAACTCCACATCGTGAACCTCACCCAGGCAGGTCACGTCCCAGGAGCGGAAATCCCTCATGTTTGAATCGATGAAGAAATTGTTCGGCTGTACATAGTCCGTCCAGCAGTCGAGTTTGTTGTTTCTCCAGCCGTACCATTTGCGGTGGACGACAAAACCGCTCACCAGGTATTCCTCCATCGTGCGGGCATACAGTTCACCCAGGCGGTTCAACTGCATGTTGTATTGCAGCGTGGTACTCATCACCTCGCCCAACTGCTGCTCGTTGCGGTCGCGGGCGTGGCAGGTCGGCTCCTTGCTCTGCCCACGGTACACACCCAGCACATTACGGACAAGGCGGCGAATCAGGTTGTTCTTTAGCGGCACCTGGCCACGGCTCTTGATGTACTCCTCTTCGGTCATGCGCCTGCCCTTATACTCGATGATGTCACCCCATTGGTCGCCATAGCAGTAGCGTTTGTTGCGCTCACGGTCACGACGGAATCGGTCCATGCGATCCCAATACCGCTGGGCTTCCATCAGCACATCGAACGCGCGGCGGTTCTCAAACCGCTTCGCGTGCTTCACGCTGTCCATATCGTTGTCCTCAGGCCTCACCTGCGACAACCTTCTCAGTCTTTCCTCTTTTGCCATAGTCAATTCGTTTTATCCTGCAAAGGTAAGCGGCACAACCCACCCCCTCGTTTTATCAATTAACCAACTACTTCAGCCCGTACTTGTCAAGTGCCTTGCGGCGTACCTCGCGTATCTGCTCCAGGATTCTCTTGTCGCGCTCACGGTCACCGCTACCCATACCGATGCGCTTATCCTTGCCGTTTCGCAAATCGGTAATCTTGCTGAGTTCCTTCTCAATGGCACTCGCGCGTTCCTCATCCCCAGCAGCCGCTGCATCAGCCTTGGCTTTCTGCAACAGGATATCGTCGGCCATGTCGGTATACGACCTCATGCGCTGGTAGGTCTCCATAGCCTTGGCGGTTTCAGGCTTGGTGTCTTTGTCGGGTTTCTTGCCAAATTTGTCATCCTTCAACCCTGCGCGCTTGGCGGTCTCCGTTACTACCATCTTGCGCGATTCGTCACCGCGACCGTACACCTGCCTCAACTCATCGTCGCTGGCTTCTTCCAGTTTCTCTTTTACGCGATTCCAGAACTTGTCGATGTACTTCTCTTCACGCCCTGCCTCGGCTTCGTCACTGAGCAATGCGGCCGCGATGGGAGCATCCTTTCGGGCGTTATACCTGGCATAGCGTTTGGCAAGTTCTTCCCACGACATTTTCGACGCTTCTTCGCTGCCGATGCCCAACTCGTCCATGTAGATTTTATCAACCTGGCTCTTGGGCATGTTGGCAAGGCGCATCAGGAAGAACCCGGTTTCCTTGGCAAGGCCAAGGTCACCCTCGCAGGCATCGAGCAATGCCACACCCATATCGGTGACGGTTTCGGGGTTAACGCCGGTCGTACCCTGGACGATAAGGTTTGTCAAGTCGGTCATGCCGCCCCAGAAGTCCTTACCAAAGGTAGTCCACAATCCCTGTACGTCGGCATACAACGGCAGCGGGTTCATGCTGCGGTATTGCAGCGCGTTGATGGTTTCCCTGAAGGTCTTGCCGTCAGCGGCCATCGAACCCAGGAAGTGATTGCTCAACTCGCTGGTCAAGCCGCCAAAGGTCAAGCCTTCAACGGGACCGAATATCGCATGGCGTGCGCAGTCGGCAACAAGGTTCTTTTTCTCGTCACCATCATCACCGCCCAGGATGTATATCATCGCGGGACCAAGGTTCCAGAAGAACGGCAGCAGGAATCCGTAGTTGACAACGTCCATCATCGAGTGCCACTTCATGCGGTTGTATACCCTTTCGGCTGCACGCTGCGCCTGTTCTTCGGTCAACCCCTCTTCCATCATCTGCTTTTTGGTGTTCTCGATCACCTCTTCGCGATAGCCGCTCTTGGCCATATTCTTGAGGTTACGCATGCCGGTGGTGAGCCTGCGCTCATAACCCATCGACGCGTTGCGGAATACCGTGGTGGCAATACTGAGCAGCGAACGGTCTACCTGCTGCTTGCTGGTAAACGCGCCCTCGCTTGACTGCTGGCTGCTGTTGTACGAAATGGCGGCATCCTGCAAAGCCTTGCGTTCTGCCTGTTCGTCGGTGTAGCCATATGAAAGGTAACGTCTCTTAGCGGTGAGATAAACACCCCTCGCACCAATGGCTACCGTCATGCAGTCCACGGCAGCGTTGGGGGTAAGACCGATGCGCACGGCATTGTTGACAAACCTGCGCTTCCAAATCTTGGCATCGCTGTCGGTCTCCATCAGACGGGTGTCGCCCACCTGCCTTGACTGCCATCGTTTGGCAAAGCCAGGCAGGTTGTTCATTGCCCACTCAATCGAACCCATCGCATTGCTTGCGGCAAATATCAGGTCACCCGGCCGCGCGTCACTCATGAAGGCGGGGAACGACAAAGTCTGCTTCAATGCGGTGAACGAGCGCAGGGTAATCTTTGCCGACGATACCGCCTTGGCTACATCACCCAGCTTGCTGTCCACGTTGATGTCAAGGCCTGGAGAACGCATGTCGCCGGTGGCAATGGCTACGGCGTTGCGGAATTCCTTCAGCAGGTCTTCGCCGCTGCCATACTCCACACTCGACATGTTCTTCACCTTCGCCTTGAAGTTGTTGTAGTTAATCAGGTCTTTCAGGTCGCGCCCATACTCTGCCCACTCGGCCCAATGCTCCATCTGGTTGTGCTGATCCATCGCCAGGTCAATGAGGCTGGTGTGGATATCGATAGGCAGTACATTGGTCTTGCGCTCCTTCAGCGAACCCGTGATAGTCCTCGGCATATTCTGACCCATAGCGGCATCGCCGATTTCCTCGTTCTTGGGGATGCTGCTGTCAAGCACGTTCAGGTGGATATAGTTATCGATGTGCGCCATCGATGTGCCGAACATGCGCTCATACACCTGGTTGTAGCGGTCGCGCTGCTTGGGTAGGAATTCATGCTGATACCAGTCGGCGAGTTTCACCAGGTTGGGATCAAGCTGCTGCACAATTTGGCTGATGGTATTTTCGTCGATACCCATCGGCTCCAGTTTCATGCGGCCGTCGCGCATCTTGCTCACGCAGTAGAGGTACGCGGCTTCATCCTGTCTCAATTCGCGGGTCACATAGTTGTTGTTGTCCCAGAACGATACCGTGATAGGCGGGAACTTGTCGGCATCACGCATCTTTTCGCCAAGGCGAATCCAATCGTAGCCGAACAATTCCTGGGCCTTGTTGTCCATCGCATCCATGCCAGCCTTCTTGTGCTGCCATTCGTTGTGCGCGTGTTCCATGTAGGGGCGCACGAACATGTTGAACAGCCTGCCCTCGCCATACGCGCTGCGCTTTCCCAGGTAGCGGAACATGTTCTCAAACGTGGCCAACGGGCCAAGGAACAACCTTGCTGTCTTACTGTTGGCAAATCTGGTTTCCTTGCTCCTGTCCATGCCCTGCATGGTGTTATCCACATTCAGCAGGTCACTGTTGGCAGCATGGTAGATTTCCTGCTTGCGCAACTTCTCGTTCTCACGGAACTGCTTTGCCTTGGTCACTGCGGCGGCTACATCACCGCCCAACGCATCGGTCATCTGCTTGTAGCCTTCGCTCATGCGTACCTGGTTCTCGCGCCTTGCGTTCTCCAGTTCGGCAACGGTGCGGTCTACCTGCTGACGGAATCGCTTGGCTTCCTCGGTGGGAGTGACGCGGTTGCCGTCCTCGTCCAAACCGCCAAACTCAGGTTTCAGCCTGTATTTCTCAACGGTCTTAGGCGTGCCGTCGCGTTTCAGTTCGGGCATGCCGTTCTCGCCGATGACTTCCTCGCGCCAGAAGATGTACACCTTTTCACGCTGCTGACGGATTTGGTCTTTGATATCCTGGTTATCAACGGCATACTTGC